TAAATGATGCTGCTGCTAATGGTGGTGGATTTACCGTTCAATCTGGTGACGGAAATAAGACATTCCAGTTTGAGGCAACTGGTGACAACTTCGGATCATCCGAGAATTTAAATCTTGCCTCTGGTAAAGTTTATAAAATTAATAATGTTGAAGTTCTTTCTTCTTCAGCATTATCAACAAGCATTACTGTTAGCGCAACTTCATTAGATATTGATGGTGCTACTGCTGCTTCTGGACTATCATCAGATGATTTATTCATTATCGATGATGGAGCTAACGGGACAAATAAGAAATTAACAGCTCAGCAACTATCAAATTATGTTCTAGGTGGTTCTGGCGGTGCTAGCTTCCCAGCAATTACTGTAAGTGGTTTAGGAACTATTAGCCAACTTCAAGCAACTACAGCTACTGTAGGTGCTGGTCTAACCGTATCTGGTGACGCTGATCTAAATGGTAACCTAGATGTTGCTGGTGGCATTACAGGTAATCTAAATGCAACTGGTGTATCAACTGCAGCATTTTTACAAGCAACAACAGTAAATGCTTCTGGTATCGTTACTGCATCTTCATTTGTTGGTAATGATATTCGTAAATCTGATGGATCTCTAATTCCTCTTGTTGGAGTTGCAACTGTTTCTGCATTTACTGGATTAGTAACTGCATTTAAGTTTGTAGGTACTGGTTTAGAAAACTTTAGCGTTGTTAACGGCGTAGCAGAAGTTTCATACTCTGGTGTTGCTGCTTCAACTTATACTACATCAAATACATTTACTGCAACTCAAGGTCAAACATCATTTAACTTTGTTGCTGGATATACTGAAGGTTTTGTAGATGTTTATCTAAATGGTATTCGTCTCATTACTGGTACTGATTATACTGCAACTGATGGAGTAAATGTTGTTCTTTCCTCTGGAGCATCTGCTGGTGATGAACTAGAAATTGTTTCGTTCAAAGAACTAGGTGATCTCATTTATGTTCAAGATCTTAAAGTTGTTGATAACCTAACTGCAGGTATCGTAACAGCAACTTCAGGATTTGTAGGAAATCTAACTGGTAATGTAACTGGTAATGTAACTGGTAATGTAACTGGAAACTTAACTGGCACTGCAACAACTGCAACTAAACTTGAAACTGCTCGTAACTTCCAAATTACTGGCGACGCTACTTCTGCTGCAGTATCCTTTAATGGTACTGGAAATGTTGGTCTTGCAGTAACTTTAGCAACAGTTAATGGTAATATTGGAACATTTGGATCACAAACACAAGTTCCTATTATTACAGTTAATGATAAAGGTCTTGTTACTGCTGTAACAACTGCTTCTGTTGGTACTGCTTTAACTGTAACTGGTGACAGTGGATCAGAGAATATCAATCTTCTAACTGAAGCATTAGCAATCACTGGTGGTACCAATATTACCACCAACGCTGCTTCCAATGGTGTTGATATTGATCTAGATGATAATATTTCACTTGTAAGTGTTGTTGCATCTGGTATCATAACTGCAACAAATGGATTTGCTGGTAATCTCACTGGTAATGTAACTGGTAATGTAACTGGTAATGTAACTGGTAATCTAAATTCTTCTGGAGTTTCTACAGTATCATTCTTACAAGCAACTACAGTAAATGTATCTGCTGCTGCTACTGTAGGTGGTGTATTAGATGCTAATGGTGGTCTAGATGTCTCTGGTGGTGCAATTATTGATCAACTAACAGTTTCTGGTGTTACAACTTCAACTAATGGTTTTTCTGGAAATCTCACTGGAAATGTAACTGGAAATGTAACTGGTAATCTAAATTCATCTGGAGTATCAACAGTTACCTTCTTGAAGGCAACTACAGCAACTTTAGGCGCTGGTCTAACAGTCACTGGAGCAACTGATCTTAATGGTGGTCTAGACGTTTCTGGTGGAGAGACAGTTCTTTCTTCCGCAACAGTTTCTGATCTAACTCAAGGTCGTGTTGTTCTTGCTGGCGCTGCTGGTGCTCTTGAGGATAGTGGAAATCTAACATTCGGTGCTAACGGTCTAACTGTTACGGGTGGTGCTCTAGTTTCTGCTGCTTCTACATTCAGTGGTAATCTTTCGGTTGGTGGAAATGTAGTTGTTTCTGGTGACCTAACGGTTAATGGAACAACAACTCAGATCAATACTGTTGAGATGACTGTTGAAGATACATTGATCGAACTTCAAATGATCAATGGATCCGCACCAGGATCAGATACCAACAAAGATGTTGGTGTTGTAATGAACTACTTTGATGGATCTGCTAAGAAAGCAGCATTCTATTGGGATGATTCCGCTGGAAGAATGGTTGCTGCAAGTGCAGTTTCTGAAAATAGTGGAGTTCTAACAGCATCAACATTTGCTGGTTTGGAAATCGGTTCTCTATATGTAAACGATTGCGCTGGCGCTTCACAGGTTATTTCCTGCAGCGGCACCACACGTTCATTAGAGAACATCACAATTGACGGTGGTCAATTCTGATAGGTTATTTAAAACCAAATAAATAGGGGAGCAATTAGCTCCCCTTTTTTATGAACCCAGAAATTGAAGCATTACTATCGGTTTATCAAAAACGTTTAAGTGATGTAACTGCGCAAGCAATCGCATATGAAGCAAGAATACAAATTTTATCTCAACAGATACAAAATCTTCAAATACAACTACAAGAAGAAAATCCCAAAAAATTAAATAAAGAATCTGATAGTGGTGAATTTTAATGGAAGAGTATTTTAGTGGAATTTGGAAAGATGAAAATTTTGAAAATCTAAAGTATTCTGGCTATCAATTAATTGATTATGTAAATTCAAAAAATCCAAAAAAGGTTTTAGATGTTGGTTGTGGGTTTAATCGATTTAAAGGAAAAATTAATAATCTTTATGGCATTGATCCGTTTAATAGTGCTTCGGATCAAAAAATTTCATTGGAAGAGTATGAGGGACCTAAAGCTGACATTGCATTATGTCTAGGTTCAATTAATTTTGGAGATGAAACAAATATTAATAATCAAATAGAAAAATTAGATGATATATGGACTAAAGAATGTATTTTTAGAGTTAATCCTGGATTAAAACACACTTGGAGAAACGAAATTGATTATAGTGGTGTTATTTGGTATCCATGGACAGTTGATAAAATTTACCAAATACAAAAAAAATATAATTATACATTAAAATGTTTAGAAAAAGAATATAATGTTCATGGTCATTTAAGATACTTTTTTATTTTTACTAAATAACATTGTAAACATTAGTAATCTATATCAAGGGGTTTACAATGCTATCAGGTAAAGAATTTGTAGAAAAGATCAAGGAAGATAATGCTTCCCTTTTTGCTGAATCACGTAAAAACGTTCGTAACTTCTTTGCTTCAAATCCAAGTAAAGAATTTATGGTTGAGCACTTCACTGGACGTATGGTCAACGAAGCAATGAACATGAAAGCAATCTCTGCTGAAGTTGCTTCTGCTTCTGCTTCGATGGACGTAACCGAACTTGAGCTTCTAACCAAGCAAGCACAGGATGAGGCTAAGCACTTCCGTATGGTTAAGGAAGTTCTTGAGCATATCTCTGGCGAGCAGGTTGATGTTGAGGCTGCTTTTGCTGCTGAAGCTGCTGCTCCACAGGCAAAGGGTGCTTCTCTTCTAGAGAAGTATGGTGCTGCTCAAGATCCTGCTGCTCTTGCTGCATATCAACTAGTTGCTGAAGGTCGTGCAGAAGCAGTATGGGCAGAAATGTCTGAATGTGTAGAAGATCAATTTATCTCTTCACGCTACGCTGCTATCGCTAAGGATGAAGGTTTCCACGCTAACATCGGTGGTTGGAAGCTAGAGAAGCTTGTAGAAGGCGGTGCTGAACTACAAGAGCGTATCCTCAGTATGGTTGCTCAAATGCGTACAGATCTTCTAGAGATCTCCCGTCAGAACACCGCTATCGCTGTTTGAATGGTTTACGACCATCTCTGATGGTCTCATCTAACCAATATTCATCAACGTATCTAACATACTTGTGATTGGCATCCTTATCAATAAAGGTATTGATGCCTTCCACTGTTACAGGGAAATTTAATATTTTTCCAATATATTTGATATAATTTTCTTTATGAAGAAAAAATGCTTCATGATCTAAGAAGTGATACTCAATATCTGAGTTTATAATTTTATCATAGTAAGAAAGAGCGGTCGGTAGCGTAACTTCGCCACCGACCCTTTTTTGTTGTAATGAATTAATATTTCGATCTCTTACAATAATGGCGACTGTTGGTTCAACACCAAGTTCTCTTGCTCGTTCACAAACTTCAATAATTTTGGGAACTTGTCTTACTCCATCGTAGAAAAATGGAACGCTAACATTTGCAAGAAAAAATTCTCCTTGTGGAAATTCAAGTTTTTCTGGATATACCCAATATCTTGCAAAGGGTTCTTCATCGCTAGGAACCCAATACTTATTTTTAAGATCTTTCCATCCAACAACACTAGGATGAAGACTTAGAAGTCTTGCAAATAAATGATTACCCGATCCTTGTGGACCTGTACATATTAAAAGTTTTTTTAAATGCATGGTTTTAATTTACTTGGTGTTGCTGTTTTATTGCATATATCTAATGGATTATAATCTACATATTTGATATATTTTTCATTCGCATCTTGTTCTAAAATAGTGTTCACTCGATCATCATACCAAGCAATAGGAATTCCAATATCAAGAGATTTTAGATATTCTTGTTTATACAAATATAATAATTCATAACTCAAATATGTTGGGTTTTTCATTTTTGGAAGTTGATCCAAAAAATGTCTTATTGTACTTTCTTCACGAAGTCTAGACTGTTGATTTCTAAGAATATTTTGATCCCTTCCAATAACAAGAACTTTTGTTTGAATACCAAGTTCTTCTACTGCTTGTGTAAATGCTGGAACATTTGGACACCACTTAGTTCCTTGACTTGCAATACCTAGAGGAACACTAATACTTGTAAAGAAATAATCAGATTGATCCCAGTCAAACTCTTTTAATAGTTCTGTATTTTTCCAACACTGTGCAAATGGTTCTGTAACTCTATGTGCTTCCCAATAATTTTCAAGCAAACTTTTCCACCCAAAAACATCTTCATGGAGGGAAAATATTTTTGACCATAAGTGATTTCCAGATCCTTGTGGTCCAGTAAGTATTGCAATTGTCTTCACAAATTTATTCTTTATTCACAGCAATTATACCATATAAATAATACCAATAAATCAGTTAGAGACATCAAATTCAAACAAAAAATCTTCCGTAAAGAAAGTAAATACTAATTCTAACGGTTGTTATTTTTGAATCCAAAGTCTCTGCTATATAGCAGACTTTTGTTTTTTTGTGAATGGCAAATCCAGTAATTAAAATAAAACGTTCGGCAACTCCAGGAAAAATTCCTACTGTTTCTCAGTTGCCACTAGGAGAATTTGCCATCAATACTTTTGATGGCAAAGTTTTTATTGCAAAAAATGCTGGTGTAAGTACAGAGATTGTAGAAGTGGGTATTTCTACAACAACAGTATTATCAGGTATTATTACCACTACAAATCTAGAAGTTACTAATACAATTAGTGGTATTTCTTCTGGTTCTGTAAAAGTAAGTATAGTATCCGATAATGGAAATCAATGGCATAATGTCCCATATGTAGATAATGCAACTGGATATCAAACACTAAAATCCAATGGATTGACATATAATCCATATATTAGTAAATTATGTTCTGGTATTGGAAGTTTTGGTTCAATTACTGGAAACATTGTATCTGCCGCAGCAACTATAACTTCGCTTAATAATTTTGTTCTACCAATAGTTGATGGAACTAGTGGTCAAGTTCTTAAAACTGATGGTGTTGGAAATCTTTCCTTTGCAGATGCTTCTGGAGGTGGAATTGCGCCAGTAGAAGAATTTTTTACGGCAACTTCTGGGCAAACAATTTTTACAACTACAGCAACACTTGCTGGAAATTTTATAGAAGTTTTTATAAATGGTGTAAAATTACGATCAACTTCTGATTATACTTCATCAACAAATACAGTAGTATTATCATCTGGAGCATCCTTGCATGATGAAATCGATATTATTGTTTATGCTGGCAATCAAACAGAAACCCAAATAACAGCAACTCAAAATCAAACAATATTTACAACATCATCCAATTTTAGTTCTGGAAATTATATCACTGTTTATGTTAATGGTGTTAGAGTTAGAAGAACAGCAGATTTTACAACGACAACTCCAACAACAGTAACATTTACAAGTGGTTTGAATGCAGGAGATGAAGTTGATATTATCATTAGCTGATAAATAAAGAAAAGTAGTAATATCAATGGCAAACCCTGCTTCAAGACAGGAATTAGTAGACTACGCTAAAAGGCAGTTAGGATATCCTGTATTGGAGATCAATCTTGCTGATGAGCAGATTGAAGATCTAATGGATGATGCTATTCAGATATATCAAAATAGACATATGGATGGTGTCGAATTGATGTATCTAAAGCATAAAATTACTCAACAATTTCTAGATGCAGTTCAGGCAAGAGGATCTAGTAAAACTATTGGTATAACAACAACTACAGGAACGTCCAATATTACTGGAATAGGAACAACAACGTTTTCTTTTGAAGAAAATCAAAACTTTATTCAAATTCCAGACGCAGTTATTGGTGTTGAGCGCGTATGGAAATTAGATAATCGCGCAATCAGCACAAATATGTTTAGTGTCAATTACCAACTATTTCTTAATGAAATTTATTGGTTTAGTTCAACTGAACTTTTAAATTATACAATGACAAAGAGATATCTAGAAGATATTGATTTTATTTTGCATCCAGATAAGCAAATTAGATTTAATAGAAGACAAAATAGGTTATATCTAGATACCGATTATAGTAGTATGAAAGTCGATGATTATATTATCATTCAATGCTATAGGGTTTTAAATCCAAATCAATTTACAAAAGTTTATAATGATCCATTCCTTAAAAAGTATTTTACTCTTTTAATGAAAAAACAGTGGGGTCAAAACCTTATCAAGTTTAGAGGAGTAAAACTTCCAGGCGGAGTTGAACTAAATGGACGCGAAATTTATGAAGATGCTGTAAGAGAATTGGAAAAACTTGAAGAGCGTATGACATATGAGTATGAACTTCCACCATTAGATCTTATTGGATAATGTTAAATCCATTTTTTACCCAAGGTACAAGATCTGAGCAAACTCTTATTCAAGAGTTGATAGATGAGCATATCAAAATTCATGGAATAGAATTTATCTATCTTCCAAGAATATTCGTAAATATAAAATCAATTTTGAGGGAAGTTTCAACATCAAAATTTGATCGCTCTTTCCCAATTGAAGGATATGTTCAAAGTTATGAAGGATTTGGAGATCCATCAAATATTCTTACAAAATTTGGTGTAAGAACAACTGCAGAAATGCAAATTGTTATTTCACAAAGAAGATTTGAAGATAGTATCACTCCACTATTAGAAGGGGTAACTGGATTACCAGATAATCCAACTAGACCATTGGAAGGTGATTTAATTTATTTTCCACTTTCTGACACATTATTTGAAGTAAAGTATGTTGAGAACGATCAACCAGCATTTTTTCAACTTCAAAAGAACTATACTTACCTTTTAAAGTGTGAAGCATTTGAATATGAAGATGAGGTTCTTAATACTGGCATTTCTGAAATTGATGACGAATTTGCTTCATTTGGATACAATGCAACATTAACTTTTGTATCAGCAGGAACTACTGCTGCAGCCTTTACTTCACTTGTAAATGGTGGTGTTCACAAGATTACTCTTTTGAATGGTGGAACTGGGTACACAGCAGATCCTACAATTAGAATTGCTCCACCAATTACAGGGAGAAAAGCTCAAGCAATAGCTATTACTACGGAGACTAGTAATGGTACTAGATCTATTCAATCTGTGTATATTACAGATCCTGGATTTGGATACACAACTGCTCCAACAATTCAATTTATATCGGGTGATGGCAATGGATCTGGTGCTTCTGCAATATCTGGTATTGGAACTATTGGATCTGTTGGTATTGTTACAATTGCAAGTGGTGGATCAAGTTATGTACTAGCACCATCAATATCTTTTAGTGCCCCAGCATCTGGTGGAGTTACTGCTATTGGAACAGCTGTTCTTAATACTCAAAATCAACTTTCTGCTATTAGAATTATAAATGCAGGATATGGATATACTCAAGTTCCTACTATTACAGTTTCTGCTGCTGGAACAATAGGAATTGGAACTTATCTATATGGAGATACTATTAGAGGTGTTTCTACTGGAACAACGGCATTCGTTGCATCTTGGGATAATCCAACTCTAACAATGAGAGCACGTAACCTAACTGGTAGATTTGCCCCAGGTGAAATGGTTCTTGGTGCTGGAACTACTAGTGAAAGTGTTGCATACATACTAAATACAATCAACTATGATGACGACGATCCTTTTGAACAAAATCAAGAACTTCAATCTGCATCAAATGAAATTCTAGATTTTTCAGAAAAAAATCCATTTGGTGAGGTATAGACATGCTAGGAACATATTTCTATCACGAAATTATTAGAAAAATAGTTATTACATTTGGCACTTTATTTAATAATATTGAAGTAAGGCATAAAGCGGATGACAACGATCAGACTTTAAGTGTTATTAAAGTTCCAATTGCGTATGGACCAATTCAAAAGTTCTTAGCAAGAGTTGAGCAACAACCAAACTTCGAAAGAACAGTTGCAATTACTTTGCCAAGATTAGCGTTTGAAATTATATCCTATCGTTATGATCCATCAAGAAAAGTATCACCAATTACTAAATTTTGTGGAGTGGAAGGAAATAAAATTAAAAAAGTTTTTATGCCTGTTCCGTATGACATTGGATTTAGATTGAGTTTTGCATCTAAATTACAAGATGATAGTTTACAAATATTGGAACAAATTTTACCATTTTTCCAACCATCATATTCAGTTTCAGTAAAATTAATTGATGAAATTAATGAAGTAAGAGATATTCCATTTACTTTAAATAATATTTCTTTTAGAGATGAATATGAAGGTAGTTTTGATAAAAGAAGATATATTCAATATGATTTAGATTTTACAGCTAAGACATATTTCTATAACGAATTGCCAACTGATGAAAGCGGTGGCATTATTAAGAAAGTTCAAATAGATTACTCTTCAGCAATTAGAGCTCCACGGGAAGTTAGGTATGTTGCAACTCCATCTGCAACAAAAGATTACAACAATGATCAAACGACTACATTAACTGCAACTTTAGAGGCATCAAAAACTTTAATGAAAGTTACAAGTTCTGCTTCATTAGAAGTTAGAAAGTACATTCAAGTTAATGATGAAGTAATGAGGATTGAAGAGATTGATGGTGTGAATATTATTGTTTCTAGAGGACAATATAGTTCTTCAATTCAAGAACATTACTCTGGAGATAAGGTAGATTTAATTACTATTGCTGATGATGCATTAATTGATCCTGATGATGATTTCGGATTTAATGAAACTAGAACATTCTTCCAAGATTTTAAATCATTTAGTTCAAGTCAAGGAAGTGATGTATAAAGAATGGAAAACACGTTTGATGCTATCGATAAGGCGCTTGATATAAAAGCGGAGATGGTGGAAACTGTCAAAGAAAAACCACCAATAGAAACTCCTGATGATCCACAAAAAGACTATGAATACAGTAGAGCACAATTATATACTCTTATCGAAAAGGGTCAAGAAGCAGTTAGTGGTATCCTTGAACTAGCTCAAGATAGTCAACATCCAAGAGCATTTGAAGTTGCTGGTCAACTTATTAAGTCTGTAGGTGATGTTACAGATAAACTACTTGAATTACAAAAGAAGATGAAAGATATTGAAAAACCACAAGCAAATGGTCCAAAAACCGTTAATAATGCACTGTTCGTTGGTTCAACTGCAGAGTTACAAAAAATGTTAAAGCAGGGACTTCTAAATAATGATAAGAAGTAATCAATTTTTAGTGTGAAGGATCACGAAGTTTCAATGGCAAATAGTCAACTTGATAAGACTATTGCTAACGCTAAAAAACTAAAAGCAAGACTTGGCAAGAAGGAGAAAAATATTCCTGCTTGGGTTCAGGCTAAGATTACTGATACTGATCATAATATGGATGCTGCTGCATCATATTCAGTTAAAGAAGATTTGAGGAAGTGGTTTGGTAAAGGTGGTGAAGGTGGAGTTGGTGGTGGTGGTGGTTGGGATAGATATAATACAAAGGGTGAAAGAATTGGTAAATGTGCTCGTGAACCTGGTGAACCAAAACCAAAATGTTTATCTAAAGAAAAAGCAGCGAAGATGTCTAAAGATGAAATTGCTTCTGCAGTGAGAAGAAAACGTAAAGAAGATCCAGTAGCTGATCGTTCAGGAAAAGGAGGAAAACCAGTTATGTCATCGAACAAAATTGATGAGCAATCAGCACAAGACTATCAAAAATTTGATCGTAGAGTGACATCAGCAATGGCAGCGAAATCGCCAGATTTAAAAGTTAAACTTTTAAAACTTGCTGGACAAGCATATCCATCTTCCCAAGTAAAAACTGCAGAGCAGTTTATGGAAGCCTGTTGGAAGGGATATAAGCAAGTTGGAATGAAGAAGAAAGGAAAAAGAATGGTTCCAAATTGTGTTCCAGAAGAAACAGAAATTGATGAAATGATTGCTTTAGCAGCTCCAATTGTAAGAGGAGTTGCAGCAATATCAAGAATTGGACAAGGTGTTTCAAAAGCAGGACAGGCATTAAAAACTGGAACACAAAAAGTAGGATCAAAAATTAAAGATGTTGCTAAAACAGCATCAGAAATTTCAGGAGAAATTAAAAAACAACCTTTAGATGCAAAAAAAGTAAAAGAACCAGAATGGAAGAAGGGATTAAAAAAGGCAGGTGAAACTGTAAAATCAGCGATAAGAACTACCACTGGCGGTTTTGCTTCAATGTATGAACCAAGAGAAGAATATATTATGGAAAAAAATGTTCCAACAAATCCTTCGTTATGGTCTAAAGCGAAAGCACAAGCAAGAGCAAAATTTGATGTCTATCCATCCGCTTATGCTAATGGATGGGCTGCCAAATGGTATAAATCCAAAGGTGGCGGATGGAAGAAATCTGCAAAGGAGAGTTATGACGGAACAAGAGAACTACTTTCTTTTAGTAATTTTAGGAAGATCTCTAACGATAGCTTCAGTAATGCGGAGGAAATAGTAAATGAAGTTGCAGCATGGCAACGTAAAGAAGGAAAAAACAAAGAGGGTGGATTGAACGAGAAAGGAAGAAAATCTTACGAAAGAGAAAATCCTGGTAGTGATCTCAAAGCACCAGTCACTACACCACCATCAAAATTAAATCCAGATAGCAAGGCAGCAAAAAGAAGAAAATCATTTTGTGCAAGGATGGGTGGAAATCCTGGTCCTATGAAAGATGAAAAGGGTCGTCCAACAAGAAAAGCACTATCCCTTCGTAAATGGAATTGCTAATATGAAATCCTTCAAAGAATTCTTATCCGAAAGTGTAAATATTTCTGGAAATGCTTCTGTAGTAACCATTATTGTTAATGGTGGTACGGAAACAGAAACTCCAGTTAAGGAAACATTTACTGCTGAAGTTTTTTGGCGTGGAAATTTATATAATATGATTTTTGAATTAGAAGAAAAAGGTCTTCCAACTAGATGGGAATTATCTAGAAGATTGCAAGAAGAATATCCTGGAGCAGTAGTGCATAACATTTATCCAGATTATTCAAATCCAACATCATTAAAAATTAAAGAAATTAAAAAATATCATCCACTAAGATTGCAATGGGAAAATTAAAATTATATGGCACAATTTAATAAAAATACTCAAGATTTTTTAAATCAAGAAAGAACTCTTTTTGAAGTTAATATGGTCGCCAATAAGAATGGCGAAGTAGTTACTGTTGATAATCCATTTCCAGTATCTCTTGGAAGTTCCAATATTACTATTAATGGA